CCGACGCGCGCGTTTTCGGGGAATAGAGGGAGTTTGCCCTAAATATGGGAAATCACAATAGCGGGAGACGTCCAAAACCGACGGCGTTGCATGTCCTTCGGGGCAATCCAAGCAAAAAGCCGCTCAATCTCGCGGAGCCGCAACCGCCGGCGGATCCGGTGGTGGTGCCGGCCGGGTTGACGGCCGGTGCTCGCGTTGTGTGGGGCCGGATGGCGCCGATTTGCGTCGCGATGGGGACGCTCTCCGTCGGGGATGTCCCGGCGTTCGTCTCCTTCTGCGAGCTGCAAGCGTCATTCGATTTGCTGATGGTGACGAAGGCGGCGCCGGGGTTCGCGCTGTTGCGGTGGACGGAGGACGCAACCGGCGATCGGATCCTGGTCGTGCATCCGGTGTTACGGCTCGAGCGGGAGACGGCCGCGGCGCTCCGTCCGTATTATGAGCATTTCGGCCTGACGCCGGCGGCGCGCTCGCGGATCATGGTGCGGCCGGCCGCGGCGCCGGCGGTGTCCAAGTGGGCGTGATCTCGAGCGTCCGCGATGAAAGCGGCCGGACGGGGCGCGCGGGGCGCGCGGTGGAGTCGCTCGGCAGCGCGGCGGACGCGATCGGGCCGATCGTGCCGGGCTTGCGATGCTTTCTCCTGACGCGCGGCCAGTTCTCGATGCTCGATATGGTGCTCCATTGTCTGCGCGAGCTCGGGCCGGCGGGCGTGTCGGTGTGGACATGGGCGATCGCGGATTACGAAGTCGAAGCGATGGCGGGATTGATGGCGCGCCGGGAGATCACGGCCGGCCGGCTGATTGTCGATCGCAGCGCGGAGCAGCGGAGCGCGGCGACGGTGCAAGCCTGGCGCGATCGGTTCGGCGTCGACGCGGTTCGGGTCTGTAAGAACCACGCGAAGATCGCGCGGGTCTGGACGGCCGATCGGCGCGTCGTGCTGCGCGGGAGTATGAACCTGAATTTCAATCCGCGATTCGAGCAAGCGGACATCACAGAGGGCGGGCCGGAGTTCGCGCTCGTCGAGGGGCTCGAGGACGCGCTCCCGGTGCTCCCGGCGCGGTGCTCCAATACGGAGGCGGAGCGCGCGAGCGGGTTGTCGCTCGCGTTCGAGCGCTCAACGCTCGCGATGTTTGACGGGCTCAAGGTGTGGGCTAAGTAAGGGCGTCGTTGAGGATTTTGTGGATAAGCGTTTGATAGCCGATGCCGTCTCGGGCGGCGGTGGTCTTGAGTTCGTCGAGGAGCGCCGGCGCGAGCCGGAGGGAGATCGGGATCTTGGGGTCCGCGCGCCGGGGCCGCGGCGCATGGTGGAAGGATTCACAGGGACAGTCGGCGTGTTGACAGGGTTGGTAGTCTCCGGCGCGTTCGGCGTCGTGTTCGCCTAACCGGTGTCCACAGGTGCAGGGTTTTGAGAAGTTCGTATCAGTGTATCGGCCGGTTGTGCGGTTTCGGTTCGTGTTTCCCATAAGATAAGTGTATATACAATTTATAGCGCGGTCAAGTAGAATCGGCGGGTTTTCAGAATAAATCTTTATGCGTGTGCATGCGGTGGAATGTGATCTGGGGGTGGATTGCTCATGCGAGGTCGGGGCGCCGGCGGCGCGGGTGGCGTCGCGTCGTGTCACGATCGGGAGTTCTGGCAATCGTGCGGTACTCGGCGGGGCGATCGCGCGGAATAACGGCCGGTACAACGGGAACGGACGGGAATGGGAGACGCCTCCGGAGATCTTCGCGCCGCTCAATGCAGAGTTCGGGTTCACGTTGGATCCGTGTGCGACGGCGGCGAACGCGAAGTGTCCGCGGTTCTTTACAGAGGCCGAGAACGGGCTCGAGCAAGCGTGGGGCGATGCGCGGGTGTTTATGAATCCGCCGTACGGGCGGGAGATCTATGCCTGGACGCGGAAAGCGCGGACGGCGGCGTCGGCGGGGGCGTTGGTCGTGGGGCTCTTACCGGCGTCAAGTGATCTCGCGTGGTGGCATGAGGACGTGATCGGTCAGGAGATCCGGTATATCCGGGGCCGGGTGCGGTTTCTCACGAATGGTCCGTATCGCGCGAGCGGGTTTTTTGCGTCGGTGATCGTGATCTGGCGCGCCTGGCAAACATGGCAAAAGTAAAACTTGAGACGCCGGTCCGCGATCGCGCGGTGATTATCGCGGGGCTCGTCAAGCGCGGGACGCGGGCGGATCGCGCGGGGTTGTACGCGGACGCGTATCTCGAGTATTGGGAGGCGGCGGAGAATATCCGGACGCAAGGGGCGATGGTGTTGCATCCTAGAACGGCGAATCCGATCGAAAATCCCTACTTACGGATCCGCGATCGCGCGCTCGAGCGGCTCGTCGCGATGCGGGGTGTCGCGGCGGAGTGGTTGTGGTAAAGGGAGGCGGTATGCTGACACTCGTCGCGATTCTGCATCTCCTGGCGTTCTTCTGCTTCGTGTTCGCGGCGATTCCGATTCCATCGCGCGTCAATCTCATTGCGGCCGGGCTCGCGTTCTGGATGCTTTCGCTCCTCGTGGTGTAACTCGGTAACTCGGAAGGACACTCAACTTATGAATTCCAAGATGGCGTTGATCACGTTTATGGACGACGGCGCGAGCGGCCGGCCGGATAACAGTCTCCCCGGCGGCGGCGGGCCGAATTATCCGACGCCGCGGCCGCTCCCGCCGGGCGCCGCGCTCCTTCCGGTGTATCCGTTCGATCCGACACTGGTCCCGGATAACAGTCTTCCGGGTGCGCCGGTGCCGGGACAGCCGCTCCCGCCGGCGCCGGTCCGTCCGACGAATCCGATCGCGCCGGGCGGACGGTACATTGTGAAGTGGTTCGCGTGTCACGGGCTGATCCTGGTCCCGGATAACGGGCTCCCGGCGACGCCAGAGCCGAAGTAGTGACAACAGCAAGGGGCCGCGCGGGTTTCCCATGTAGTCCGGACGGTGCAGCGCGGGCACTTGCCGGCACTTCGTCATAACCGATGGCCGGACGGCGCGAGACTCCCGGCGCGCGGGCGGTGCGGCTGATCAATCAGCTGACCCATACGAAGGGGCCGGACGCCGGCCGTCCGTTCAATTTGCGGCCGTGGCAAGCGCGGATTGTGCGGCAGTTGTTCACGGTCGGGCGGGATGGGCGCCGGCGGTATCGGTCGGCGCTCCTCATGCTCCCGCGCAAAAACGGGAAAACGGAGATCGCGGCGGCGCTCGCGGTCTACTTTCTCCTCCTGGACGGGGAAATCGGCGCGGAGGTCTATTCGGCCGCGGCGGAGAAAGAGCAAGCCGCGCTCGTGTTCGGGGTGGCGGCGCAAATGATCCGCAACGCGCCGGAGCTCGCGGCGGAGTGCGAGATCCTCGAGTCGCAAAAACGGATTGTCCATCGTGCGTCGGGCAGTTTTTACCGGGCGCTGTCCGCGGAGGCGTATAGCAAACATGGACTGAATCCGTCGTGCGTGATTTTTGATGAAATCCATGCACTGCCCGATCGGACGCTGTACGACGTCCTGGTGACGTCGCAGGGGGCGCGGGCGCGTCCGCTGTTCTTCGGGATCTCGACGGCCGGGTACGATAAACACTCGATTCTCTGGGAGCTCTACAGCCACGCGAAGCGCGTCCTCGAGGAGCCGGCGCTCGATCCGTCGTTTCTCCCGGTGGTGTACGAAGCGCCGGCGGAGGCGGATTGGACGTCGGAGAAAGTGTGGCGCGCGTGTAATCCCGCGCTCGACGATTTCCGGAGTCTCGACGATATGCGGGTGCTCGCGGCGCGCGCAAAAGAGATCCCGGCGCAGGAAAACACGTTTAAAAGGCTATACCTCAATATCTGGACGGAGCAGGAAACGCGGTGGCTCTCGCTGGCGTCCTGGGATGCGTGTCGCGTCGAGCTCGACGTCGCGGCGCTCGCGGGCCGGCGGTGTTATGTCGGGCTCGATTTGTCGCGGACGAATGATCTGACGGCCGCGGTCGCGGTCTTTCCGGATGACGACGGGCCGGGGTTCGCGGTGCTGCCTCACTTCTTCGTCCCACAGGAGCGGATCCTCGTCCGCTCGACGCGCGATCGGGTGCCGTATGACGCGTGGGTCCATGCGGGGCTGATCACGGCGTCGGAGGGGCCGGAGGTCAAATACGAAGATGTCCGGGCGAAGCTCCTCGCGTGGCGCGAAGTCTTTGACATGCGGATCCTGGCGGTCGATCCGTGGAACGCGGTCGGGCTGACGGAGACGCTCGAGAAAGTCGACAAGTTGACGGTCGTCAAGGTCCGGCAAGGCAAGGCGTCATTGTCGGCGCCGTCGAAAGCGCTCGAGAAAGCCGTCCTCGAGCGGTCACTCCGGCATGACGGGCATCCGGTCCTGCGGTGGAATCTGGGGAACGCGGCGGTGGATACCGATCACGCGGGCAATATTCAACCGTCGAAAGCGAAGTCGACGGAGCGGATCGACGGCGTCGTCGCGCTCGTGATGGCGATCGATGCGATGACGCGGGACGCCGGCGGGACGCCGGAGCCGGCGTATCAGATGGTGATTCTCGGCGGGCCGGCGTAAAATCTGGCGGGGGTT